GTCTATGGTCAAGGTCAAATCCCGACCAGTAATGTAAGTAGCCATTTCTGACCTTTCCTAGTTTCCGTTATTTGTAGTTACTAGCTCTATCGTAATTTGGCTAGTAAGCATTTGTTGTCCAGACACTTCGATAATGTCTGGCTGTGTCCAGTTCCCGACAGATACGCCAGCTGGCAAAGTGTCAAATACTGCGAGCATTAAAGTTTCAATATTTGCTAAAGCTGCTTGGTTGTCAGCTGCTGCTACGATTGCAGTTAAATCAAAACGTACATTTATGCGGTTATTAAGCCCACCAATTCCAACTGGAACTACATAAGGGCTAGAAGGCACTAGCACTAAAGCAGGTGGTGTTATTTGCTCTTTTGGGAATGCGAAGACAACGCGCCCAGCGTCTTTAAGTGCGTCTGCTAGGTCGCTTCGTAGGGTCGCAAAATTAGCCAACTAAAGTTCCCATATCCATATGCTTAGAGATTAAGCCTGTAATGCGAGTAATTAGCCCGCGTGAAAGTCTGTAAGGAGCTGGCTGGAAGTCCACGCCTTGCTGACCTGTAACGCCCATTCGAGTCATCCAGATATCTTCGGCTGTGATTATTGCAGCTTCGCGGATTTCTGGGGTTGTGTCATAAAGAGTAGCTTGAGAAGCTAAAACTGCGCGTCCCTGTGGGACTACTGCTTCTTGCTCGATATCTGCGTTAGTGAGTGAAGCTTTGAAATAGTAAAGCCCTTTTTCCGTAATTGTCTTAGTAGCACTAAACGGGCTACGGCAGCCAGTAATAACCACGCTAGCCCCAACAGCGAAAGAGTGCTTAGAAGCAGTGTAATAAGTAGCGACATTTGACTCTATCTTAACGCTTGCAATAGCCGCGTCGTTGAAAGTTAAGTAAGAAAGAATAATATTTTCTGCAGCGTCGGCAACTTCTTGCACGATTTCGTCTGCGTAAATATCGCCAATACCGAGAACTTCTTTAAGTTCATCTAGGTCAATTAAAGCCATTTTAATTCTTTCGATTTAGGGGTGGTGGGGTAGCCACAGGGCAGCAACTACCCCACCATTCGTTTTAACCCGTTATTAGGTTAGGTTGAAGCGGCGTACGCCGTCGCCTTGCTTTACAAGAGCGCAGCCGTAGCCGTATAGACCGATACGAACCTGACCAGTTTCGATTAGTTGAACCTGTAGGCGTGTTGTTGGGCTTTCGTACCAAGTAACAGCTTCAGGAGCAATAATGAAAGCTGAATCGTCTACTAGACCAGAAGCAGCAACGTAAGGGTCTACATAAGTATTTAGTCCCATAATGTTGCCTTCGATTGAGCCAGCTGATTGAACGCCTGGGTTGTTCTGTGCGTTTGAAGCTGTGAATAGTGGACGACCAGTGCTATCAACTGCACCAAGTAGAGTTCCCCACCAGTCAGTATTGATAACAACGTTGCGAGCCTTCTTCTTTGCACCAGCGAAAGCAGCAGCGCTTTCCTTACCAGCGAAAGCAATAAAGCCTGCAGCTGTGCCAGCCTGTGTAGAAGCAGCTGTGCCGCCTGCTACAAGTGCGTCAAGAACTGCGTCATCTGTTGCTTTAGCGTAAGCATTCTGCATTTGAACCATTAGTTCTGCATAGAATTCTGGGCTTGAGCGGTCGATTAGTTCCCAAGAAACGTCGTTGCGACCAGCGTACTTAACTACAGTTCCAGTTAGGTAATCTGAAGTCATACCTGTTTCTGAAGGTGAAGAACCTTCTGAAGTTGCAGCAACAGTTGGAGCGTCGCCTAGCTTAGGCACAGTAAAGCTCATTCCTGTAGATACAAGAGCTTGACGAGATACTGCGTCGATTGCTGGACGGTCGGAAATTGTATTGGTTACAAATTCCTGCATATGTGAAGGCAGTGTCAAGCCTGTGTTAGTGCTTGTGCTGTCATCAGCGGCGCGAACGTAAATTCGGCTGTCTTCGTTACCTGCGGCAGCTTTAATGCTGTGTTCTAGGTAAGAAGCACCATTTACGATTGGAGAACGTGGCTTGGTGTAAGCCACAGGAGCAGAAGCCTGCACAGGTGTTGCTTCAGCAACAACTTCTTCGGCAACTGCGGTTTCTTTGTTTTCTTCCACAGTAGTTTCCTCTGTTAGTTCCTCTGCGGCTTCTTCCGCTTCGGTGGTCTGTTCTTCTTCTTCACTTGCAGCCACTTCGGTAATTTGTGCTGCTTTGAAGGCTGGGTTAGTAACGTGAGCAACGCCAGTTAAAGTCGCTTTGCTTACTTTCATAACGCCTTTATCGATTGTGTATTCGTCGGCGCTAGCTTCGATTGAGAAAGCTGGACGTAAGCCTTCTTCGGCTTCGATAAGAGCGTCTGTACCTGCGCTAGTTGGAGCAATTTTGAAAGCCATAGCAATTCCAGCTGGGCTAATCTGCTCACTGCCAGCAATTCCGCGACCAAGTGGGCGAGTGCGGTCGTGTTCAAGATTAAGCACAATATCTTCAGCTTTAATCTGACCAAAAGCTTCTGGGTGGAATTCCACAGCTCCAGCTGATGTATTTCCGACAGCTCCGAACGGTAAAATTAACCCACGCATTACACGAGTTTCGGTACTGGCTGCAAAAATCTTGCCGTCAAAGTTAATGCTAGGCACGATTTACCTCGCTTCCTTCTTCTACTAGGTCGAGCATTCCGCGAGCTGCAGGAACGTCGATAAGTCCAAGTTCTAACATTTTTCCAATTACTTCTACTTGCTCTAATGGGTTTCCGCGTAGGTAATCATCAAGCGAGAAGCGTACTTCTTGGGTGATAGGCGTGATATCTGGCATAGATAGACGCTGTTCAATAGGCATTATCAAAGTCGGGCGAATTGAGAAGTCAATAAGGCTTCTGCGTTCGCTAGTAACGTTTGTGTAAGTCATTGAAGCGGCTTCGGCATTTACATACCAAGCTGGAATGTTCATCAAGCGAGCGATTTCGCTAGCCATTCCCATACGGTTTTCAGCTAACTGCATTTGGGTAGCGTCAAAGCCTAAAGTCTGGATATCTAGGTTGCCAGCAAGGTAAGCGGTTGAGCGCTCTTGACGGGCTTTCTTCCAAGCAGTAAGCATATTATTTACTTGCTCTGAAGGTAGGTCTACGCCTGAATTCTTTAGCACAGTTGTAGGGACTGGCTCTGAAGCCATTCGAGCAATAGCCTTTTCAATTTGTAAAGCGCTGTAAATAGTGCGACCACCACGCGCCAAAATACCTTCGTCAATACCGTTAAACATAATGAGCGAGCCAACGCCAGACATAGGCACAGCTTCACCCTTAACCCAAAATTGAGTAATTTCGGTGTCGTTATAGTTCACATTCCAAGTAACCCAGCTAGGGTCTACTCTTCGAGCTTGTGTTGGGCGTTTGTCTTCTGGATTTACAGCGAGAACTTGCCAGTAAGCAACGCCAGAGAATAATAAGTCTTCAGCTGTCCAGCTCATAGTGACCGAAAGCGGCATAGAAGGGTCAGGCTGGGTTAATAGTGGATTTCCATAAACTCTAGCTTGCGTAGTTTTGTTGTAAGCGTGTAAAGGAAGGCTTCCAACAGTGCCACACATAATCCCGCGAGCGCGAGCGACAGCTGGCACTTGCATAGCTTCTGAACGGGTTGAAGTAGTCGGGACTTCGAAGAAGTTGTAAGTGCTTTGGTAAGGCACGATAGCTGCAGCTTCAACCTTCGGCTTAGCGACAGGGTTGATTGCAAATAGGTCTAATAATCCCACGATATAAGAATTACATTTATGTTATTTAAGCGCAAATCTGCAACAATCTTCAACGTGTCGGGCAACTAGCTTCCCTCTAAGATTGCCCGACACTAGACAACGACTATAGCAGACTCCGCTTGTGGTTGTGTCGCGTGTCCAACTGCCATACATAAGGCAACTGCAGCGCTGATTGGATTGGTACTGGCTCGGCGAGCAATTCGCCAGCCGCCGTCGCTAGCAGGTCTGCGAGCAGTAGCTACTAAGTGTTCTTTCAGAATATCTTGCCCAGCGTGAATTAGTAGCCCGGCGTTCATAGCTGCGAGTGTTTGGTCACAGAAGATTGAGAAGTTAGTCGAAGCCCAAGCCGTAGGAGCTACTGGAATACCTGCCCGAGATAAGGTCGGGGCTAAGTAGCCAGCGGTGTTCGGGTCATAAGCCAAGACTCTAGGTCTAAAGCGTCGCGACAGAGTAGCTATTTCCGAAGCAAGTTGCGTATTACTTAAGCCTGTCCATTCGTGAGCAAAGCAAGCAAGCTTGCCGTCTTCTTTTTGCTGAACGGTTACAAGGTAAGCCTTATCTCGATTGAAAGATAGGTCGATAGCCATATAGGTAGGCAAGTCGTCTTCCATTTGAATTGCCTGTTCGCCAGCTATCCAAGTGTCGATAGGGAACGGGCTGTCGATTGCGTTAATCCAGATACTAAGGCTCTCTGTTCGGAAGGCGTCTGGGTTGTCATATCTTGCCGAGTCTTGCAAGTTCTCAAATTGAATAGTGTGACCCAAAGCGGGATTAGCCATTTTCCAATTTTCAATATCCCAGATGTCATTTGTAGCAGCTGACCATTCGAACCAGCCCAAGCGTTCAGAGCTGAAAGTTAAAGCTCGCTGGCGCAACTCATTTAGTACCGTCGAGCTGTCATCACCTGCGTTAGACGTGACCCATATTTGAGCGTTTGGTCTTGCTCTTGTAAGTGGAGTAGCCGCTGCCCAAGTAGCTTCGTTAATCTCTCGGAGTTCGTCTATCCATAGAAGGTCGGCTGTTGCGCCGCGTGGGCTTTCGCTAGTTGCCGCCTTGATTGAGTATTTGCGAATTCGCTCGCACTTCTCGCCACAGCTCTTCGGGTAGTGGTGACAATAAATCTCTAGCTCTTCTTGCCCGTTAGTTCGGCTTACTCGCTTAATGCGCTTGCGCGTCCAAGCTGTGCCTTCTGCCATATCGACTACTTGGCGAAACGTGTCGAGCGAAAGCATACGGCTCTGGGATATAGCAATAACATTTTTCTCACCAAAGACATACAGCCCAGCTAAAATTCTCATTCGCAAGCTGTGAGTCTTGCCATTCTGGCGAGCCATAATTGCGCCGATAGTAGAGCGCGCCCATTTACCATTCTTGATATAAAGCGCTTCGTCCATTAAAAGCTTTTGGTGTGGAAGAAGTGGGACGCCTAAATCTTCAGCTAATTCGGCTACAACTTGCCCAGCACTAGGTAGGTCAAGCTTTGGACTTGATAGGCGCGGTTGCGAGTAACCGTAAATAGTTTCCTCTGTGTTCGCTTCCGTCATTTTCTTCTTCCTTGTTGCCCTGTGTCCGCGTTTCGACGGTCAAGTGAAGTTGCTGTAAAACAGCTGTGAATCTTTGAGCTAATCCGTTGATTTCCTTGAAGTCGCCACTATCAAAGCAAGCGTCAAGTGCGGTAGCCAAACGAATAGCCAGAACCACAGCTGCGGAGTCACTCTCACCAATCCAATTTGCTTTCGATAATGCACTGTTCAGACTGTCTACAATACAGGCTGGAGCTATTCCCTTAACTTCTTTAGCCATTGGTTTTCTTTTCTTTTTTTTGGGCGATTGGTGGCTCAATCGTTGGCTTAAGGG